TTACATACTTTCTAAAATTTTAGTTGTTTTTTTGTCCTCTTCATTAAATTTTTCTTCTAACAAATGAGAATACACGGATGTAGTTATTGCTATATTTTTATGACCTAATCTTTTAGAAATGTAATGTATAGATACACCTTTTGCTAGTAAATAAGAACAATGAGTGTGTCTTAATGCGTGCGATGTAATAATTGGTATATTATTGACTCTACAGGCTGATTTCAAAGCATTATTGATAGCCTGAAGGTTAATTATAGATCCGGCTTCTTTGAAAATGTAACCATCATAGCTAATTGCAAATGTACTTATGACGTCCATAATGTGTTTCATATCAGATTTAGCGATACTGATATATCTAGGGGAAGTATCGGTTTTTCGCTCGTCAATAAATATAGTGTTTTTCACTTGGTTGATATGCTCAATCTTTATATTTCTTGCACCACTGACACGACAACCCGTACAAATCATTATGAATAGCGCTAATGATGAACGAGTTCTCTTCTTTCTGACGTGATCTTTTAGTATTTCATATTCAGTTACCGAGATGAATTTTTCTTGTTCTGACTTCGTAGGTTTTCCGGCTTTATAATTAACTTTATAAGCGGGGTTTTTAAAAATAAGTCCATCATATAATGCGTCATCTAAAGCTGACCGAATAGCACCGTTTGTTTTTCTTATAGTTTCTTTTGCGTGTTCTTTTGAATGGTCGTTTATGAATTTCTGATAAACTTGTCTATTTATCTTTGATAACTCCATTTTACCTATTTTATGTTTTTGTATATGTTGTAATGCATTTCTATAATGACGGTAGGTATTTTCTTTAACAACAGGTTGTTTATACGTTTTAATCCAATTTTCGAAGTATTCTTCAAGAGTTATATAGTTATCTATATTAAAACCACTTCTTAACTCATTTAACTTGTCTAGTCCAGCAGAATTAGCTTCACGCTTTGTTCTAAAACCTTTCTTACGGTATCTTTTTCCTTCATGCTTAAACTCATATTGCCATTTTTTACCATCGTAACAACGTGTTTTCATGTGTTCCCTCCTCAAAATTGGCAAAAAATAATAAGGGTAGGCGAGCTACCCGAAATTTCGCATTATAGATAGGTTAGTGACAAAATACATTTTTCGTCTAGATTAACCGTGCCTCTTAGATTATTAATATTTTCGTTTAGATGTTTTTCAGAAACTTTAGCAACTTCATAATCGTTCATGTAAAGTGTTTGGTTTTTTATTGTATAATTAAGTAATTCATAATCTTTGTATACTTCTTTTACTTTATCTATATCAACATTTTCAAGAACAAGTTTTTTTATGTTATTATAATTAAAGTTTTCCATTGTTTTCCTCCTATAATAGCTTATCTGCAATCATCACAGCTAATAAATCGTTTTGTCTTATTGCTTCTAATTTTAAGTTGAATATTTGTGTGACATATTTATCTGAGTCTCTAGGTACTTTATTAATTGTTTTAGAAAAGTTGTTTAACCATTCGATTTTATCTTCATATTTCATTTTACTATTTGCAAAATTCTTTTTCTGACCGTGTCTTAAAAGTCTAGTTGTATACTTCCCGGCAAGTTGGTGTCTTTTTTCTTGGTTTTTATAAATTGGACTTTTATAAATAGCTTTATAAATTTCGTTTATAGTAGCAAAATATTGATTTCCTGTACTTTTATTTACTGACAAATGATTGCTAGACTCGAAATCGTTGACTACAATATAGTATTCATAGTCGGTTTTTATCGAGTAATTTTTCGAATTCATCAAAAATTCTATAGTAAATAATTGGTCTTCAGCAGTTTTAGAGAATGTTTTGAATTTTATCTTGTTTTTATCTATAACACTTTTTTTAAACATTTTTAGTACTGATAAAGCATAAAAAATACTATTATCAATAATATCAGCTTTCGCTACATTTCCTTTCTCAAATATAGCTTTAGGAACACTTCTTCCTTTACCTTCAACTCCATATTTTCCAATTATTAAATCGCTATTATTTTCTTTGCCGTAATTATATAAATCTTCTAGTGCTCTTTCGTGAAGTAAATCATCAGAATCTAAAAAGAATACATATTCAGCTTTGCTCATTTTTAAGCCTGTATTTCTAGGTACGCTAGCATTTCCACTATTCTTTTTTAATTGTTTAAAACGAACTAATCCTTTATATTTTTTTATAACATTCAAAGTCTCACCATTGTCATTTGAATGATCATCAATAATAATTAATTCGTAATCAGTACTCTTCATTGTTTGATTTAATACAGAACTAATGGTTCTATGTAATTTTTCGCCGTTATTGAATGTTGGCATTATAACACTTACTTTTTTCATTTTCATTTCTCCTTTGCTTACTTTATATATTAAAGCGCCACATAGGCGCTATTAATCAATACGTTTTCACACTAGTAGGCGTTTTTTGTTTAGTAAAATCATAATGAATCTTCTTTGGTTAACTTATCGCCATCTAATTTTTGTGAAATAAATTCCAAGTATTTACGCGCATTATGTGACGATAAATCTTTAGGTAACTCATAAGTGAATGGTTGATTACCACTAGTTAAAACTTCATATACTATAGTTTCTTTTTTTATTTTGCAATTTTTTATTTTCATTATAAACTTCCTTTCAAACACTGCTGAAATAGACGTCTTTTTCAAATAAGCATGATTAATACTTCAATTCTTTAATCCACATATATTTAAAAGTGAGGTAGTAGGTAATAAATATAAGACTTAAAGTTAAGATTGCTTTTTTCATGTTTCATAATTAAAACCTCTGTAAATTTAAGGTTAGTATTATGAAATAATGGATTGGTTTATTCTTTAGTACTAACTTCGTAGTAAATTATATAGTTCGCTAAATTGTATTTATCTACTATATTTTTGGAATAAACAATTTCCTTTTCTTTCTTCAGTAAATTATAAAAATCTACATCATTTTCGTTAGCTGATTCTATTTTGGTGATATCAGATTGTCTAACGATTCTTTTAGATCTGTCAAGGTATATAAATTTCCCTGATTTAGAATTAGTCTTTTTATTCACACCGACGTAAATTGAAAGTAATATACTTTTTCCAAAAACAGCATCGCTGTGATTATGGTTTTCATCTTCTATAACTAAGAATACATGTTTTTTTGTAAAAATTTTTTTGATCATCGTTATTATTCCTTTATTAAATTTATTAAGTCTTCTTCATTTAAAAATTGAATTTTTGCACCATTTCCAACATATTCTCGAGCTTTTCGTTGTTTTGAAACTAGTCCGTTCACATCTTTATATTTATCATCTTGAACACCTTCGACTAAAATATCTGTTTTTGCAGTTACGTCACTTCTGATATAAGCTCCTTTCTTTCTAGTTAATATCATTAAATCTTGTTTTTCAGTGTCAAAATTACCTGTAAAAACAACATTTTTATCTTTTAAAATAGGGATTACACTTTCCACTTCTATTTTATTAATCTCAGATATTTTCATATGAATTTTTTGAAATCCTGAATCGAAAAGTTTAGTTGGAGAGTTAGAATATTTGCTAAATCTAATGTATTGCTTAGGCATATAATGTATTAATTTTAATACACTATAATGCTGATTGTTTTTAGCGAGTGATATCAACATCTTCGATAAAGCTAGCACGTCAAATTTAGCAGAATGTAATTTTTCTTTATCGATATCATATAAGCTACACAAATTTTCTAATTTAAAACTAGAGATTGCGTGGAAGCTTCTAAAGATATTTATACTATCGACATACATGAAGTTTGGAACAGGTAAGTCATAATAATTATTAGTATTTTTTAATACTGAAATATCAAAAAGTGCATTATGAGCAATAATTAAATGTGATTCTTTTAAAAGATAGAGAATTTCTTGGTAAATATCTGGATATTTAGGTGCTTTTAATATGACATCTTCAGGTATTTTATGTATTTTAGCGTTTTTCAAGTTATATCTATTATTAGGAGGATTAATATAAGATGAATAAACTTTTACTATTGATAAATCCTTAATTAAAGATACAGCAACTTCGCAAGGGCTGTTCATATGTTCATTCATAGTTTCAAAGTCTAAGACTGCAATATCATATTTTTTCATTTGCAAGTGCTCCTTTTATAAAATAACTTTTCCAATTAACCTCACACTTTCATTTCTATAAAAGTGTAGATCGTCGTAATCTTTATTTAGTGAAACTAGAGTCAATCTATCATCTTCAACAAAGACTTTCTTAACATACGCTTCTTCTTCAATGATGAATATACCAATTTGTCCATTCTTTATATTGTGAGTTTTCTCCACAAATATGATTTCGCCATCTTTAAACATAGGTTCCATAGAATCACCATTTACTTTTAACGCTAAATCGTGTGTGGGGATAGGTCCTTTAACCATTTCAGTAAATAGCGTTTCATCGTGTAAACGTTCTCCTACACCAGCAGAGACGCAACCATTGACGTTAACTGGAGTTTTCTCCTGTTTATATGAATTAATATCTACAACGTTATCTCCTTTAGAATTCTGTTCTTCCAATTGTTCATTTGCATAGTTAAGTACGTTTTCTTGGCGGGGAGGTGTGAGTTTGTTGTATATGGAAGTGATGTCGTTATCGTCTTTGTATGTAGTATCTATGTCGCTTTTACCAACCTCGAAAACATCAGCTATCCTTTGTATAACGCCGTGAGAGGGGTTGGAACGTAAATTTAAATAATCGCTTAAAGTAGATGGTTTTATGTTAATGAGTTCAGCAAGTTTCTTTTGAGACATATTTGAATCGTTGAGAAATTTTCTAATGTTTTTGGCTATAATAATATTTCTTTCTTTGTTCATATTACTTACCTCCTTTTTTTCTTATTATACGAAATTTTCATATCATAGTAAAGTTTTTTACGAAAAAAACGTATTTAATGTTGACAATACGAAAATTTCGTATTATATTAGGTTTACGAAAGGCGGTGACAACATGAAAACATTAAAAGAGTTGAGGACTGATTACGGATTGACTCAAAAAGAGTTAGGAGATTTATTTAAGGTCTCATCACGTACAATTCAAAATATGGAAAAAGACTCTACAAACATTAAAGATAGTTTACTTTCTAAGTATATGAGTGCTTTTAATGTTAAATATGATGATATTTTTTTAGGTAATGAATACGAAAATTTCGTATTTACGAACGATAAAAAGAAATCAATTATTTTAGCATTTAAAGAAAAACAAACATCTTAATAGGAGGAATAACAAATGAACATTCAAGAAGCAACGAAGCTAGCGATGGAGAAAGGAATAAGTATAAGGAGAGAGAATCAAGATGTGTATGGGATATTACCAACTAATTTGCAGCGTTATCAATGCCTAGTCGTATCTAGACACTATAAGAAAAAAAGACAAACCGCCGCCGGAAGGTGGCAGCCTAGCGCAGACGATTTAATAGCAGATGATTGGATTTTAGATTATTAATTTTTTCAAATCTCTAATTAAACCCATAAGTGTTTTGTAATCTTTTTTGGATTCTGATTCTGAGTAGGCGATACCTTCTCGAGAAAGAGCCATCTCAAGAAAACCGCCATCTTCAGCAGAAGCAATTACAAAATCTCTATGCTTTAATTCAAGAACTGCATCGATATAGTCTTCAAAATTAAAACCTAAAAAGAAAGCGTTAAATGAGGATTCATCACTACCGAAATAAGATGCAGAATGTTTAGACATACCTTCGTCAATTCTACCAAGGTAAATTGAATAAAGTTGTAAAAGGACAAATTTAGCTTCATCAGTCATAAGTCATTCACCTCCTTAATAGGAGTATAGCAGAAAGGAGCACAAACAATATGCAAGCATTACAAACAAAATCGAACATAGGCGAAATGTTCAACATACAAGAAAAAGAAAATGGAGAAATCGCAATCAGCGGTCGAGAACTTCATCAAGCATTAGAGGTTAAGACTCCATACAAAAAATGGTTTGAAAGAATGAGTGATTACGGATTTGAAGAAAATATCGATTATATAGTCACGGACATTTTTGTCCATAACCCACTAGGAGGTCGTCAGAATCAAACTGACCACGCACTCACACTAGACACTGCAAAAGAGATTGCAATGATTCAACGTAGTGAACCTGGCAAACGTGCAAGACAATACTTCATCCAAGTTGAAAAAGCATGGAATAGCCCAGAAATGATTATGCAACGTGCTTTAAAAATTGCTAACAACACAATCAATCAATTAGAAACAAAGATTGAACGTGATAAACCAAAAATTGTATTTGCAGATGCAGTAGCTACTACTAAGACATCAATTTTAGTTGGAGAGTTAGCAAAGATCATTAAACAAAACGGTATAAACATCGGGCAACGCAGATTGTTTGAGTGGTTACGTCAAAACGGATTCCTTATTAAACGCAAGGGTGTGGATTATAACATGCCTACACAGTATTCAATGGAACGTGAGTTATTCGAAATTAAAGAAACATCAATCACACATTCGGACGGTCACACATCAATTAGTAAGACGCCAAAAGTAACAGGCAAAGGACAACAATACTTTGTTAATAAGTTTTTAGGAGAAAAATAAAAATCTTAATAGGAGGAATTATCAATGAACACACTATACAAAACAACCTTCCTCATCACAATGGCAGTTGCGACTTGGAAGGTTTGGAAGATTGAGAAAAACACAAGATTTAAACTTAGAAATTTTGATTATCCAAAAATTAATAATGCTCAGAGCAAATCATTGTTGGATATTGCTAGTCACGATTTAAAAGATATTTAACTGTATTCAAAATTTTCATATCTTGTTGAGCTTTTAAGCTTTCGTATAAAGCTATTGAATAAATAATTTCGTAAGATACGTTTTCAGGAGCATCTTCTTTCAACTTATTTATTCTATCTCTAAAAAAGTCACTGTCACCACCGAATTCTTTTTCGGCTTGATTACTAAGTTCACCAAAGAAATTTTGAAAATCATTAAATTCCATACTTATCACCTCCTTTCACTAGGAGATAACTAAATTATACACGAAAGGAATGGTAGAAGTGCCACCACACATTCAACAAATGTTATACGAAATCCAGTTAAAAGCTGGTATACCTCAAAAATTAATGGAAATGCAAGGTTTGATAAACGATGAAACAACCAAAGAGGAGAAAAAAGAAAATGAGTGACACATATAAAAGCTATCTATTAGCAGTATTATGCTTCACAGTCTTAGCAATTGTACTCATGCCGTTTCTATACTTCACTACAGCGTGGTCAATTGCAGGATTCGCAAGTATAGGGACATTCATATTTTATAAAGAATACTTTTATGGGGTGGATGATTAAATGACTTGGTTTGAAGAATACGTTAAACCTAGTGTGGAATGGGAAAGAAAGGCAGAACAAGCTGTTTTAAGTGATGATGAAGTTAAAACGATCACTGAATATAGAAAGAAGTACAACAACCCGCATATTTACATGTCGGCTCAGAACAGAAATTATCTTGTTGAATATTTAGATAGACATACTGGAGACATAGTATTACACAATTTAAAACTTAAGAAATCATCCAGAAGAAGAGTGCATCAATATTTAATGGTCGGCCAAATAGTAGTGCCGGGCGAACCAAAAGGCACAATTTATGAAGCATCTCTGATAATAAGATAAAAAAACTGCTACTTGCGCCAACAAGTAACAGAGACAAACGATTAGCAAAATTAATTCACGTTCAATATAAAACGAAAAACGGAGGAAGTCAAGATGTATTACGAAATAGGCGATGTATGTCAGAAGGTAATTAATGTAGACGGATTTGATTTTAAATTAGCAGTTAAGAAGAAGGACCACAGCATTCTGGTGAATATCTTAGATTTAGAAGATAAGTTTATCGACGGCATAAACATAACTAATGAGAACGATCTATACACAGCATTAGACATATTAAATCAATCTATTTACGAATGGATTGAAGAAAACGCAGATGATTATGACAGACTAATTAACTTAGTCATGAAATGGTAG